GGAGAAAAGGATTAATAAAATTAATGGCAGTATGTAAAACAATAACTGCACCAGACTCTTCTAAAATTAGTGTGCAATTAACTGAAATTTTAGCTGATTATATTAATAGAACTCCAGGTAGAGATAAGGATGACATTTTAAGAGGTGTAGCTTTCACTGATAAAAATGGTGTTACTATGTTTAAGTTTGCTAATTTTTGGAAATATTTATTAAGAACTAAATCTTGGGCTGATAAAACTTACCCTAAACAAAAAACTATGAGAATGTTGCAAGATTTATTTCTTGCAAAAGAATCTACTCCAAAAATAGATGGTAAAACACATAGGGTTTTAGAAATGAAACACCTTATGCTAGATAAACCAAGCACAAAAAAATATGAAATGGAAAGTGAACCATGGCAGTAATTAGAAAAAAAATAATGGGGCCTCCTGGTACAGGTAAAACACATAGACTAGTGCATCATTATTTAAATGAAGAGATTAATAACTTGCACACAGATCCAAAAAGAATAGCTTATGTTACTTTTACTAAGGCTGCAGCTTTAGATGGATCAAAAAAAGTTCAAGATGTATTTCCTGGAGTAGAACTTTTATATATATCTACTTTACATGCAATGGGTACTAGAGAATTAGCTATTTCAAGAAAACAAGTTCTTACAGGGATTAAATGGAAACAGTTTAAAAACGTTTATCCTGTTTACTCAGGCATAAATTTTGACTCATACATAAATGAACATGGAGCCACTATAAATCAAGATAGAAATTTGCAAGTTATAAATTATTCTAGAGCTAAGTTAATAACTTTAGAAAAAGCTTGTATCGATTTAAGGTATCATGAGGGTGCGGTAGATATATTTTTTGTTAAACAATTAGAACGAGATATTGAATATTACAAAGGAAAAACAACTATGTATGAATTTTCTGACATGATTAAATTATTTGTTGATGAAGAAAAGCATCTTGCTCTCGATGCTATTTTTCTTGATGAAGCCCAAGATCTAAATCCCTCACAATGGAGAATGTTTTTTTACATAGAAGCTCTCTGTAAACGATCCTACATTGCGGGGGATGACGATCAAACAATTTTTAAATTTCAAGGTGCAGAATCTAATACTTTTATAGATTTAGAAGGAGAAAGAGACGATCAAGAACAATCTTATAGGGTACCAAGAGCAGTTCATAGACAGGCATTAAAAATACTACCTCACATAACTAAAAGAGTTGATAAAAAATGGTATGCTAAGGACCAAGTAGGAGAGTTTATAGAAAATTGTTTTTTAGAAGAAATAAATTTTAGTAAAGGAGAGTGGATGGTTTTAGCAACAACAAATAAATTGTTAAAAGAATTTGCAGAACATTTTTATAGAGAAGGATTAAGAATTTTTGGTAAAGGAAATACTATTTTGCCACAAAAAACATTAGAAGCATATAGGACTTGGATTAAATTAAATCAAGGTGAACTAGTAAACATTGATGATGCTAAAAAAATATGGGAATATTTAAATTACAATAAAGGACATATAAAATATGGCTATTCTAGTGGTAAAACACTAAAGGGCGATGAACTAGTTTCATTAGATGTTTTAAAAAAGGATCATGGATTATTAATTGAGGGTGATTGGCAACAGCTTAATTTTGATGACGATGTTAAAAAATATATAAAAAGTATTATAAAAAGTGGAGATGATTTATCAACAGATCCAAGAATAGAATTGTCCACGATACATGGTGCAAAAGGTAGAGAAAGAGAAAACATTATTCTATGCATGGATTATGGGACAGAAAAACAATCGGAAATGTTATCACAAAAAGCATTAGAAGATCCGGACACTTCACATAGATTATTTTTTGTTGGTGTAACAAGAGCAATGCAGAGATTATATATCTTAGCTCCACTGACAGCAAATTATTATAAAATAGGAGAACAAATAATATGAGCCCAGCAGCAATGGATTTATTATTTTTAACAATCATGACTTCGGCATGGATATGGATAGTATTATGAAAACATATGATAAACAAATAGGTGGAAACCATTACCAAAAATATAAAATACAACCAAGCAAGTTTGTAATTGAGAACGAATTGCTTTACCCAGAAGGGTGTGCTATAAAGTACATCATAAGACATAGAGACAAAGGAAAGAAACAAGATCTTGAAAAAGCAATACACTTTATAGAAATGATAATTGAAAGGGATTACAAATGATTAATGAATTAAGATTTAAATTAGAGATATTGTGGATAGACCATTCTCGTAAAATATGTTTTGCAACTGGCATTATATTAGGAGCATTGATTTTATAGTGCCAAAAGCTCAAACAGAATGGAACAGTCCTACTTCTTTTCCAGATTTAAAAGACCACAAGTACATAGCAATTGACTTAGAGACTAGAGACCCAACGTTAAAAACACGAGGCTCTGGCGCATTAATTGGAGAGGGTGAAATTGTAGGAATAGCTGTAGCTGTAGAAGGATGGTCTGGATATTATTCTTTTGGACATTTAAAACAAAATCATTGGGACGAACTTAGTGTTATGAGCTGGATTAAAGATGTTTGTGCATTGCCTGTTCCTAAAATATTTCACAACGCTATGTATGATGTCTGTTGGTTACGAGCATATGGAGTTAAATTTAATGGACACATTATAGATACAATGGTTATGGCTGCATTGGTTGATGAAAATAAATTTTCTTATTCTTTAAATAGCGCTTCTTATGAATATTTAGGTGAAGTTAAAGATGAAACAGCATTAAGAGACGCTGCACATAAAGCTGGAGTAGATCCTAAAGCTGAGATGTGGAAACTACCTGATATGGACGTTGGTTCTTATGCAGAACAAGATGCTGAATTAACTTTAAAATTATTTAAAAAGTTATCTAAAGAAATAAAAAAACAAGACCTTACACAAGTGTTTGATCTTGAGACACAGTTATTCCCATGTTTAATAGATATGAAAGTTAAGGGCGTTCGAGTGGACGTTCAAAAAGCTCATACAATAAAGAAACAGCTAGCATCAGAAGAAGAAATATTACTCCTAAAAATAAAAAAAGAAACAGGAATAGAACCTCAAATATGGGCAGCACGAAGCATTGCCAAAGTTTTTGATAAATTAGATTTACCTTATGAAAGAACTTTAAAATCAAATGCACCTTCTTTTACTAAAAATTTTCTTTCTACTCATGAACATCCTATGGTGCAATGTATAGCAAAAGCTAGAGAGATAAACAAGTCACATACAACATTTATTGATACAATTATAAGACATGAATACAAAGGCAGGATACATGCAGATATAAACCCTATTCGAGGCGAGGGTGGAGGCACAGTTACAGGTAGATTCTCATACTCTAATCCAAATTTACAGCAGATTCCAGCGAGAAACAAGCAGCTAGGACCTATGATTAGATCTTTATTTATTCCAGAAGAGAATTGTACGTGGGGATGTTTTGATTACTCACAACAAGAACCAAGGTTAGTTGTACACTATGCGGCCTCAAGTCAAGGTCTTCGTAATTCAAAAGAAGTAAAAAATATTGTTGATGAATTTCATAATTTTGATGAGGATAAAGGAAAAGCATTTGATTTTCATCAAACTGTAGCAGACATGGCAGATATTTCTAGAACGCAAGCTAAAACTATTAATCTTGGATTATTTTATGGTATGGGTAAAGCAAAACTACAGGCTGAATTAGGTGTAACTAAAGATGAAGCTGAAACATTATTTAATAAATACCACGACCATGTTCCCTTTGTTAAAAATCTAATGAGCAACACTGCGAAAGACTCAGCAGCTTCTGGTTATATTACTACTTTGTTAAAACGAAGGTGTAGATTTGATAAATGGGAATTAAATGAATACACTCCTGGGGTTCTTAGTCCTCCAATGACCAAAGCGGAAGCAATAGAAAAATCTATAATTAAACAATTTGAAACAGAAAAAGTAAGAAACAAATATAAACTTGAAATGGGCGAAATTACATTAGAACAAATTAAAAGTAATATTAGACCGAAAGTTAGAAGGGCGTATACTTACAAAGCGTTAAATAAATTAATACAAGGGTCAGCAGCGGACATGACAAAAAAAGCTATGCTAGATTTATACAAAGAGGGTATTGTGCCACACATACAAATACATGATGAATTAGATATTTCTGTTGTAGACAAAAAACAAGCCGAGCAAATAATTGAAATAATGGAAAAAGCTGTTACATTAAAAGTTCCCAATAAAGTTGATTATGAACATGGAAATAGTTGGGGAGAAATAAAAGCATAATGTTTTTAATAAATACATACTTAGACAAAAGTAAAATACAAGGTGTTGGAGTATTTTCAAAAGAAAATGTTATGAAAGGACAAAAAATAAAAGAATCTAGGCCTGAATTTGAGTTAAGATTTGATACAACAAACATGCCAAAAATGCCTTTAGCTTTAGCTAATTTTATTGAAACACATGCTTATGAAGATAAAAAAAATGAATATGTAATGGGTATAGATAACGAAAAATATTTAAATCACAGTATAAATCCTAGTGTAGATGATGATGGCATAGCATTAAAAAACATTAAAATGGGTGACGAAATTACAGTAGACTACAGAGATTTTGATGATAGTGTCGAAGAATGGCTTACTTAAATGCAAACATACCAGCAACCTACGCACAAATAAGGAGAGAGTATTTATATGACTGTAAAAAACATCACGGAGAAGTTGAGGACTGCATTATCTTTGGGATCACATGCATGGGTGGTAGGGCTATTTTATGGCATGCTATCATGGAAAACGGCGCAATATTTTATCGCTTACCAATTACGGCTTTTATTCAACGTGGTTTTAAACCGGAAGCTGTTCCAACCAAAAGACTTGATGAACTTCAGCTTTGGAATAGTTTTAGCTATTATCCTGCTGTTATTGTATTTGATCTTTTAAGTGCAGCATCAGGTAAATACATAGGTAAAGATAAGAAATGGCACCACGGTAAATACTTATTTACTATTGACTTTGCTCATCCAGAGACTAATATACTTGATACCGATCATTCGGAAATACCGCACGAACATAAGTGCGCTCACATAATTGCGTTAGAAGACGGCAACTATGCGGCTCAGCCAAACAATAGAATAATTTGGGATCTACCTTCGTTTACAGTTAAGGACAATATTCCTGACTGGAAAGTTCAAACAAATGAATGGAATGTAGAGGACTCAGGCAACTGGAAAACAGAAGATACTGATAAGTTCTTCTATGAGATTGAGGAAAAAAAACATGATTGATAAAATTATTGATAAAATTAAATTGATTTATATAAGCTCTAATAAAACAATTTTTACTTATAGATGTTGTGTAATTGCAGCGATAGCAATATTATATTTAAAGTAATGGAAGGCCTACGCATGGATTACAGATTCACAGCTCTGTTAATATTTATGTTAACCATGTTAGCCTTATTTGGTGGACCAACACATTCAGCAGAAACGCAAAGCAACGTAAGTGGATCTAACACATCAATTGAAGGTGGTTATACTGGAGGAGCAACAACATATCAGTCTGGATCATCATCTAACACAACAAGTACAACTAGCTCTACATCTAATATAAAATCAGCACCGCCAACATCATCAGCACCATCATACAATTCTATGACACAAGACGTGTGTGCAGTAGGTGGATCACTTGGTGTACAGACATTTGGACTTGGTATTAGTGGCGGAAAACATTTTATTGATAAAAACTGTGAACGATTAAAGTTGGCTAGAATTTTAAATGACTTTGGCATGCGTGTAGCAGCCGTGGCCATACTGTGCCAGGATGAACGTGTTTTTGAGTCAATGATATCAGCCGGTACCGTTTGCCCTATCGATGGTAAAATTGGTAAAGAAGCTATGGCATTGTGGTCTAGATACGGCCATGAAAGACCTGATTATAAAACATATGTAAAACGTATTAAAGACAGAGAAAAAGCTGACAAAAAAGCACAAAAAGAAATGACAAAAGAATTAGATAAAATGGATAGAGCCATTAAAATAGAGAAAATAAATGTTAGATAAATTTTTATATAAATTTTTTGGTGCTCTTGATACTTTGTTTCAACGTATAGATAACTTTTTATTTGCACCCCGTTGTAAATGTAAGAAGAAGAAAAAAGATGCCTAGGCCTGTAAGAAAATGGGTAGTTAGACTACGAATGTGGTACGCAGATTTAAGAGGACACCACGGTAAACGATGGGACTATGAGCCTTCTAAACATTACATGAAAAAAAAGAAATGAAAATATCAGAAAACACATCAGTAAGCATGCCGATGAAAAACATGTTAATGATAATAGCAGGCGTTATTTCGGGAGTGCTGGCCTACACAGAGATTACAGCTAGACTAACTAGCTTAGAGACTTCAAGAGAATTATTTCAAGCAGATCTACTTAAAAAAAGTGAGCAGTTACCAACCGATCAGGAACAGTTTATGTTGATAGAAGATTTATATAAGTCAACAGAAAAACTTGAGATAACTCAAGAACAAAATATGACCAACAAAGTTAACATACAATTTTTAAACAAACAATTAGAAAAAGCATTGATTGATGTTGAAAAATTAAAAGATAAAGTTAGAAAAAACGGTAACGGAGATCACTAAATGACAGAAATTGTGGTGGC